TATGAACAAATAAATATTTCCTTTCTTATCATATTAAATATTACAAAATATTAATATTCTTTATCAACCTTTAATTATTTTATAAACATATTAATTTGAGTTTTAGGGCTGTAATCAGCATCATATTTTTTATTATTACCTTTTGGATATTTAAATATTTTCATTTTTAAATGTTTTTTCATTTTTTTAATTTCTGTTTTACTTCCATTAAAATATAAATATCTATGAGTTGGTTTTATTAAAATTTTTTCTTTTATTTTACCTTTGCTATTTAAACCTCTCCTAATATCAAATGTACTACCATCTTCAAAAACATATTTATATTTAGGGGTACTAGTGCCTGTGTAAATCCAGTTTGTAGCTTGATAGATATATCCATTATGACCTTGATTTTGGTCAGCATAAGAAACTATACAAGATGGTTTTGGCAACATTCTTAAGGACTGAGAAACAAAATAGGATAATGTATTTTTGTGCAATCCATCATTAACAACCAGTCTATTTAACTCAAGAGTTAAACAATTATAATTATTAAATACACAATTACCATTATTATAATTATAATTTGGAGGAAATCCAAATGTGCAAACACCATTTAAAATTCCATCATTATATAATCCAAAAGCATAAGATATACTACATATTCTTCTTGCATAATGTTTATTTAATAACCAATCATGAGTTTCCTTTGACTTTATAGATTCAACATTATATTTATTTAAAATAGACATTTAACCCTTAATTAACTCTCCCCATAAAGAGGTTTTTCCATCTACTATTTGAACTAAGTGAACTGTAAAGAATCCACTATGATAAAAATCTACAATAGCAAAAGCGTGTTGCCAATTATGTGACCTATTACCAAGCCATTCATTAGCCTCTGCACTCATATCTTTTAAACATCCTATAGACCAAGCAGATTTAACACCATCAATATGTGTCACACTAGACTGCTGTATATCGTGATGATGACCATACATAACATTGCCACCCATCCTAATTAAGTGATTTCTTGTGTGTTGAACTCCAGCATAATGATGTCCATGATAAAAATTAAGTTTACCAATCTTGAGCATTTTACCTAATGGGTGATATTTATAACCACGTTCCTTTAATCTAAGTGCATTTTTTACTAAAAAATCCTTAGCTAGGTATGGGTTTTCTTCTACAAAACGATTTAGCCAATCCTCATGATTGCCTTCAACAAAATGCCTATCTTTTACACCAGCTTTATTAAGTGATGAATCAATTATATCCATGCCTTTATTGACTTCCTCAATCTCTTTTTCAACAAATGGTAGTTGGTACTCTAGTGGTGGTCGTTTTTTCTTTTTCCATTGCCAATGACTAACTGATTCCCATTCCCCTGTATCACCTAAATCTATATATCCATCAGGTTTTATAATCTCTATAGCCTGACAAACAACACTTATAGCTTTCATATCAGCCATAGGAAAATGTTTATCAGGTGTTACTATGTATCTTTTAACTTTCATTATCAGACTCCTTTTTTACTTTACCAATATAAGTAGGCATAACTGTTCTTTCTCCAAGTTTAAACATATTGTATTTTGCTTTCTTGATAATTTTTTTTGACACACCATAATATTCTATTTCATTTTCTTTCATTATATCAACTAGGTCTTTCATATACACTCCGAACTTAGCCACTTCTCTAATGCATTTTCCCATTGAGAAAAAGTAGCTTGTTTATTATTATACCTAACCCAAATCGCATCAAATTCATTATGGAGTCTGTTTCTTGTTTTTCTCATATGATAATCTTTATTCTTACCAGCATGACTAGGTAGTTTTTCAATTCTATCTAAAAAGATTTTCTTTAGGTTTCTCATCATAGTGTATGTACTTTCCTGTTTTAATGTTATAGTTTAATTTACCCATTCCTGGCTTTCCATTTTTATACTGAAATCTAACTTTATGAACATGAACTCCAACATAGTCATCATCTTCACTTCGATGCCTATGAATTGTAATGGCATTATCACATTTATTAAACCAATTAGCTGAACCACTTATATCATAAGGGTTGGGAACTACAGGTTTTCTGTTACTATCATTTTCCATTTTTCTAGGGTGTGCTACTATCCATATGTGGATTTCATTTATCTTGGCAAATGTGCTTAACTCAGAAAGCACTCTTGAAAGATAGTTAGTTTCATTTTCTCCATCTCCAAATTTATGCTCTAATGTATTCCAAGGGTCAATTACAAGTCCATTTAATCCATACCTATAATTAAGTAACCTAGCTTGTTCCATTATTTCTGGCAATGTAACTGAATTTTCTTGAGTACCTATAAATTTAACATGGTCATCTAGTATTTTCATAGAGTTTCTTGCAATTTCTTCAGACATTTTTTCTTCACCATAAAATGGCTGTGATGCAAACTTGCCAACTAATTTCAGTAAATGATGCTTTACAGGAAAATTCTCAGCAGAAAATATACCAAACTTCCAACCATAATCCTGAACCATATTAATCATTAAAGCATCCATCCATTCAGATTTACCCATGTTTGGCACTCCTGTAACAACAGTCACTTCACTATGACTAATCCTGTAATAATCATCTATATCGACCCATCCTGTTGATAATCCCTTATGCTCAGGCTGATTTAATAAATCTATCGCCTCTTCAGTAATGTCATTTATTGTTACCACACCTTCAATTGGATAAGGATGTGCCTCAGATATAACCTCAGTCACCCTATCTTCACCATACTTAACAAGCACATCATTCATATCTTTACAGTCCATAGGATATGTGACTCTAAAACATTTTTCTCTGCCTATTCTCCTAGATAATTCCTCTCTTAAATGTTTTCCTGAAGGGTCACTATCTGTACATAATATAACTGTATCAGCATTCATAAAATGTTCTTCAGCAGATAATAAATAACTAAATTTTCTATCTGTTGGTTTAGAGTTAGGTGCAGTTGCTCCATCAGGAACTGAAACAACATTATTAAATCCACTTTGTACTAGAGATAATGCATCCATCTCACCTTCAGTTATAATAATAGTTTTCATTCCTATTAAATGGTCAAATCTATAAAAACATTTTTCAGCATTTTTCTCTTGCTTAAATCCCTTTGTCAATGTCCTAGATTTGATATTAACAATTTGACCATCTTTATAAAATGGAAATTCTATCCAACTATTATTAAAGCCAATATTCTCATCAATAAGAACTGATTCAGATATTCCTCTATCATTAAACCAATCAATAATATCTTTTGGCAATTGAGTATTGACTTCTTGTTTTGGTTTTATAAGAACTTGTTCTATAGTTTTCATTTTTTTATGTAGTGAACCTTTCCAGCCACAATGGTGGCAATTCCAAACACCTTCATCTATATTGACTGATAGACAAGGGTCAAATGATTTTCTCCTTTTTGGTGAGCATTTAGGGCATTTAGTTTTCTCTTGTCCACTAGATGCCCTAACATATATCCCTTTACTTTCTAAGGTCATATAGAAACCTTAAATCAGCTAATTTTCTTTTTACTATATTTAACTCTGTTTCTAAATATGCAATAACAATTAATAAACCACAAATTATTATTGCCACTAATACAGTTAATATGTCTACCATTATTTATTTCCTTTCTGATAATTTACATACAAATTAGTAAACTTACTTTGTCCATTCTTAGATTTATTTCTAAGACCTCTAAGAGATATTAAAACATTACCCCAAAAACTATCATCAACTGCCCACTTAATAACATCCCTAACAATCTGCTCTGAATAATCATCTAATTTTATAATCATATAAAGAGTATTTATAGAATCATTTATAAGATTCTTATCTGATACCCAGTTTGATTTTATTATATTTGGCATTTGTTCTCTCTTTTTAGTATAGAAACTATACACTATTTTTTTCAAATAGTCAACTTGTTTTTTATTTAACTCATCTAATATTTCTATAGATTTATTGCCATCAGTATATATCTTATTTATATTATTATTATTATATAATAATGTTCCCAACATAGTGGTGGGGGCAATAACATCTTTTAGAGGAGCATTAGCATCTACCCCATCCAAAATAGAGGCATGGGTAGACCCTGATTTGTCTTTAACCCCCTCCAATATATTGATAGGGGTAGGTGTAATATAACGTCTAATAAACTTGTTAGTTCCTTTTTCATTTTGTATTTCAATATGTATAAATCCTGCTTTTCTTAACTCATTTAATGAATTAGACAATGTTGTTGAACCCATATCTAATACTTTTTTAAAGTGCGTATTTCTATGTACGCACTTCCCATCTTCATTTAAACAAGCTGTTATTTCTGCATATAATAATTTTGAATATGGTTTAATATCCTTATGATGTCTAATTGGTAATGGTATAGAACCATAATATGCACTTTTCATACTATTCTCCTTTCTATGAGTGGAGGGCTGGAAAAAAGGAGGAAACCAACCCTATGATATAAATCCACTCTAAATTATCTTTAACCCTTTTTTTCATTACTTAATATTACGACCTTTATTATAATCTTTACAACTATAATCTGTTTCATACATATAGCTAGAAAATGTTGCTAAATCACAATCGTAAACTTTCTCTTTTTTTATAAACTTACAAAATAAATTTAGTAGATTATTATGATATTTATTAATCCAATCTTTATATGATAGTTTATCATTATTTACACTCATAGCAAGTCTCCTTAACTAATTTTAAATTATGAAATAAACTACTATTTAAATAGGTAACTTTACCATCACTATACCTAATAGGTTTTTGATGTATTCTTTTGCACTCCATACATCTTTTAGGTTGTATTACTTTTTTTGTTTTATTTCTGCTCCTAATTAAGCTATCTCCTATCTGAATATTAGTATCAAACCATTCAGGGTCTGAAAAGTAATATTTCATAGTTAATTTATTAGCATTATCCCTTCTATCATATTCTAATAATGAGTCCATTTTATTTTCTCCTTTATTGCCCAATTTTCAGCTTTTATTTCCCATTTATTATGGTCATGGGCATTTAAACCATAATGTGTTGCCACTTGGGATGCTTGATTATACTTCTTTAAGTATTTTTTTCCTAGTCTTTTATTATCTAAAGCATGGCATATTTCATGTAATAATGTAATTAAAAATTCTTCATATGAATTATAATATTCATTTAAAAATATACAATCTCTAATCACATTATAACTTCCATACTCCATACCATCAACAATATAAACTTCTGTATCAAGTTCGTATTGCTGAACTAATCGTCTAGCAGTATTAAGATTTGTTCTTATTTTGCTCATATGCATCTAATTTTATTATCATTGCATTAACTTTATCTGACAACTGATTAACTTCATTCCTAAGAATGTTATAATCTCCCATGTCTTCACCTTCAGTATGTACCCAAATTGACCTGATAAACTCACTACATTCATGTAGCATTCTATTTAATTCAATATAGTTAGTCTTTATCATTATATACTCCATCAAATAATAAACCTAAGAAATAATGCCAATCATCTTGATTTTTAATACTACCTTCTTTGATATTCTTTAAAATATCAAATTCTTTTAGGCAATTATAAACTCTCTTTGCTTTTTTGTCTACTTTTATTATTTTATTTGCTATTTTCATTATTATTCTCCCTTATTTATATTGTTATATATGCAATATTTAATATCTCATAATCATTAGCATTGGCTCTTTTTAGTTTTAGGTTTTTTGGGTTAATGATATAAAATGTATCATCTGCTCCCCAATGGAATTGATATAGATTATTTTTTTTATCCATAGCATAATAACCTAAATAATTTATTTCCTCATCTTTTTTATTACATTGTATGTTCATTGTTACTCCTTTATTGATGGTGCAACTATATAATTAAAATAATCACACTCTTTATTATCTGATATTAAACATTTTTTACCACAAAGTCCAGAATCAATCCATTGTTTTAAATCAGGATTAATCATTATACCTGAACAGGTATACCCTGTATTATAATTAGCACAATGATTCTTTACCCTAATATTTGGATTTTTTGGATTTTCTCGATTCATTCTCATTTATAATTCCTTTGTTATTTCATTGCCATCCATATCCCATACCTTACAATTATAACTTATATGTGCAATCTTATTATCTTTTGTATCTCGTATGTAGATGTAGGGTATGTTTCCACCACCTAATTCATTTCTATTCTTCCAATCATCAAACTTATCTTGTATTTCTCGTAATGTATTAGCAGTAATTAGAATATTGTTTTTATCTTTAGGCAATCCCCAATAACCACTACCATTTACATAATTTATATCAGGGTTAGGTTCGTGCTTTAAATTCACTTTGTATTTGTTCATAATTTTTCCTTTTTTATTGTTGTCCAATCTTATAAACAATATATAATATAAGTCAAGTTATTTTTTTAAATTATAAATATAAATTATAAATATAAATTATAAATTATAACTTGACATTATAAAAAATTATATGTAAATTTATAAAAATTGCTATTGAGACTCATTCTCATTAAGTAATTGATATTGAGACTTATTCTCAATAAGAAATTATTTTTAAATTTTAAATTCATTTTAATTCTTTTTAAAATTTATTTTAATATTTTTCAAATCATTTTTAATATTTGTTTTTTTTAGCTCTCAAATCTGCTATTTAAAGCTAGTTTTATTTGTTAGTCTTACCTATGTATGCCTCAATCAAAAAAACCTCGAATTTAAGCCATTTAGAGCGTGTTTTTTATTAATTAGATACAAAAAAGCCCCTAAAAAGGGGCTTAATCGACTAACTAAACAAACAAATTAATGAAACACCAAACCAACTTTTTTAGTATCATTAAACCATTTTGTACTATATAAATCATATTCAGATGCGTTCTTATATCCTGCTTTTTTTAAGTCTTCTAATGACTTAAAAATTTTTGTGTGCCTATCTGTTTTTTTGTTTATTAAGTGTGATTGTTTGCCCGAATCCGAAAAAATAAAATCATAATTGCTAGGTATGGATTTTAATTTCTTAATCATATTAATATTATTAGTATATGAATAAAATTTAATTTTCGGTAATTTTTCGGCAATTTTAAACCATTTTAATAAATATTCTTTTGAGTAATAATCTCCGCTATCATGTACACGAATATAATCGGCTTTTTTATCTTTTATATCTTTTATCATATCATTAATAAAAGTATCTTTTTTTGTTGCATCAAATTTTAATTCAGCCCATTTTTGAGACAATTTATAGAATCCCTTTTGAGCATAACAAAATTTTATACAATCACCAGCTAGTGGGCAGGTAATTTCGCCTGTTTTACTTTTATATGCAGGAATTGAAAAATTAAACACTTTTAAATTAAAATGTTGTGACGTTTTTTTTATTTTACTGTTTTGTGTTAATAAGTTCATAATATTAGTTCCTTTTTTTCCTTTTTTAATTAAATACTTTTAAATTTATATTCCCAAGCGGGAGACATTTTTTCAAGTGAAGAAATTATTTTTTTTATTTCATAATAATAATATTTTTTTTCAGAAACTTTTTTCCAAGTACCATTGCTATGATGTTTATATAATAAAATATACATTGTTTTTTCCTTTTATTTAAATTGATTAATTAATAAATAAATTACCATTGATAACAGTGATAATTGAGTAATTATTGTCAGTGCTTGAAACATTAGAGCAATTCCAAAAATTGAACTGCCTAAAACCAAGCCCATAACAATACCTAAAAATACACTTAAATGATTCATGTTACCCCCTTTTTAATTCTTTTTCTAAGTCTTG